TTCTAAAACTTATAAAGCAAATAGAAAGGAAAGCGATAAACCTCCAATATTAAATGATCTGCATCAATATGTAAATGTAAATTACAATGCTATTGCCGGAGAGGGGGTTGAAACAGATGATATGGTTGCTACTTATTGGAAAACATTAACAGATACTTTCGGTAGAGATCAAGTGCTTATAGTTTCAATCGACAAAGACTATAAGCAGTTCCCTTGTTTAATTTATGATTACCATTATAAGAAACAATGCTTTTATAATATATCAGAAGCAGAAGCAAAATATAATTTTTGGACACAGATGGTTTCTGGAGATAGTGCTGACAATGTAAATTACTGCAAAGGATATGGAGAAGCATATTGCAGAAAAGCATTTAAAGACTGTTTAAGCGATTATTCATATATTAAAGTAGTTTATACTTTATTTAAAAAAATCTATCATTACAAGGCACGTGAGAAGTTTTTAGAATGTTATCAATTATTAAAATTAAGAACAGAATGACACCAAAAGAAAAAGCAAAAGAATTAATCCAGCAATTTTACCCAGAAGTTCAATGGAAACTCGGGCAAGAAGATTGTTTACAACGAGCTAAAAGATGCGCATTAATAGCAGTTGATGAGGTATTATTTTCAAACAATACAATTTTTGAAACAAATATACCTCACGAATGTTGGAAATATTGGTTAGAAGTTAAACAAGAAATAGAAAAACTATGACACCAAAAGAAAAAGCAGAAGAATTGTTTAGTAAATATTATAGTTATTTAAAAGCTAATTTAATGTATGATGAAGAAGCTAAAGAAGATGCTAAAGTATGTACATTAATAGCAGTTGACCAATTATTAAATGAAAAATGGAATCACAATATTAAAAGAAAAATGTATTGGAGAGAAGTTAAAGAAGAAATAAAAAAAATATAATGACAAAAGAACATAGTATTGCAAAGGAAATAAATAATGCATTGAATTTAAATTTATATGAAAATTCTCGAAGACTAGAATTAGTTGATGCACGATCTCTTTATTGCTATATATTACACAAAGAATTAAATTATACGTTATATAAAGTAAGGGATAGTTTAAGAGCGAAAGGAAAGAGTTTTGATCACGCTAGTGTTTTACATTCTGTAAGGATATTTGATGAAGTTAGAAAGAGGAGAAAAGAGATAGATGAATTAAGAAATTCTATTTTAGGGAGATCCAGTATAAAAGCATTATTATTAGAAAAGATAAAAGCAATAGATAACGAGGAAGAATTAATAGAAATTAATAACTGTATAAATAAAAAAGATGAATAAAATTGTAAAAATTTCAGAGGTTAAAGTAAATCCTAACAATCCTAGATTGATCAAAGATGATAAGTTTAAAAAGCTGGTACAGTCAATAAAAGATTTTCCAGAGATGCTAGACATTAGACCGATTGTGGTAAATGAAGAAATGATTATTCTCGGAGGCAATATGAGATACAAAGCTTGTGTAGAAGCTGGGTTAAGTGAGATCCCGATTATAGTTGCTGAATTATCAGAGGATCAACAGAAAGAATTTTTAATAAAAGACAATGTATCCGGTGGAGAATGGGATTGGGATATTATTGCGAATGAATGGGATTTAAAAAATGTAACTAAGTGGGGATTAGATCTGCCTTTGTTTAATGAGCAGTTAGATACTATCGGAGGAGACAAACCAGAAATAGAAGTAACAACAGAAATTCTGGAAGAACATAATTACATTGTATTTACATTTGACAACCAATTGGATTGGCAAGTAGCTAAAGAATTGCTAGATATTAAAACAGTAGTCAAAGATGGATATACAGATACTTATATGCAAAAGGGAGTAGGTAGAGTAAAGAAAGGAATTGAGTTGATTAAACTATTGCAAAATGGAATATAAAGTATACATACCTAGTATGGGTAGAGCTGGGAAAGTTACTACTCATAAATTATTTAAAGAGAGCCATATCGTTTGCCCTAACAGAGAGGTTGAAGAGTACAAAAAATATCACGAGAATGTTATTGGAGTAGATGATAGTATAAAAGGAATTACGAATACTAGAAACTGGATATTAGATTACAATACTGATAACTACCATATACAAGTAGATGATGATGCTCTATCGTTTCATAGTTTTGAATGTGGTAAATTACATAAATTTATAGATCCAGAAAAGATAGATAGAATTTTAGTAAATCAATTTAGATTATGTGATGAATGGGGATTGAAATTGTGGGGTTTTGCATTAGCGGCAGACTATAAATTCTACAGAGAATATACTCCATTCAGTACGCAAGGAGTTATAGGAGCAAATATTGTAGGGATCATAAACAATCCTTTGAGGTTTGATAGTAGATTAAAAGTAAAAGAAGATTACGATTATGCTATGCAACACATTGCTAAATACGGAGGAGCATTAAGATATATGAAATACGGAATTGATGTGATCCATTTGACAAATGAGGGAGGGTGCGTTTCATATAGAACAAAAGAAGTAGAGATGGATGCTTATAATATTCTTAAAAATAAGTGGGGAAATAAAGTAGTAAGATTACAGAACAATAAAAATTTCTTAACTATGAAAAGCCCTAGAAAAGGTATATAGATATGAAAAGAAAAGAAGATCACGAAGAGCAAATACTTAAGCTTATAGAAAAGCATAAGATAATGAAGATACAACATATCTTCCAACATTACACCGATCTAGGTTCATCACAATTCTACAATCTGGAATTGGAAAAATCGGAAAGCATTAAAGAAGCAATATCAAAAAATAAAAGTAAAGCAGTTTCTTATATGTTAAACAAATGGGTAGGATCTGACAATGCTACATTACAGATCTCTGCATTCAAAGTTTTATGTGAGGATGAAGATAGAAAAAAATTATCTATGCAATTTGTAGAGAGTGAAAATAAGCACGAATTAAAACAATTTGAAATTGAGATAATTGGGAGAAAAGAAAAAAATACAGACTAACATAGTATTCGAACACCTTACAGAAAGCAATAAAAGAATTGTTATCGAACAAGGAGGAACTAGAAGTGGAAAGACTTATAACATTCTTATGTGGATCATTTTTAAATTCACAACGGAAAACGTAGGACTTACTATTACTATATGCAGAAAAACGTATCCGGCTTTGAGAGCAAGTTGTATGCGAGATTTTTTTGAGATCTTAAAAAGCTATGATTTATATGAGGAGCAGTATCACAATAAATCGAATTCAGAATATTTATTAAATGGTAATCTGATTGAATTTATTTCCTTAGATCAACCCCAGAAATTGAGAGGTAGAAAGAGGGATCTGCTTTATATTAATGAAGCAAATGAAATGTATTATGAAGATTGGCAACAATTAATATTTAGAACTACTGGAAGAGTAGTAATGGACTATAACCCCTCAGATGAATTTCATTTCATATATGATAAGATAAAGCCAAGAGAGGATGTTGATTTCTTCATAACTACTTACCTAGATAATCCATTTCTGGAAGAGGAAACAATTAAAGAGATTGAGAGATTAAAATCAATAGATGAGAATTATTGGAAAATTTATGGATTAGGAGAAGTTGGTACAAGTCAATCGATTATTTTTAGAGTAAACGAGTGTCCGAGTATACCGGACAGTTCTACATTTTTATCTTATGGAATGGACTTTGGGTTTACAAATGATCCTACTACATTAGTTGAAATATGGAAACTAGGAGATGATCTCTATTTGAAAGAATTATTATTTAGAACTGGAATGACAAGTTCCGATATAAATAATTTTTTAAAGCAAACGGATGTAGGAAGAAAGGAAATATTTGCTGATAGTGCTCAACCTATGACTATTGAAGAATTATATAGAATGGGATGGAATATTAAACCAGCAACAAAAGGGCAAGGAAGTGTGAACATCGGAATTGATATGATGAAGAGATATAAAATTTATATCACGAAAGAAAGTTTAAATATGATCAAAGAATTTAAAAACTATAAATGGGCAGAAGATAAAAATGGAATTGTGCTAAATACTCCAGTAGATATGTTTAACCATACTATTGATGCAGTTCGCTATGGATTGTATGATAAAATTTCAAGACCAAATTACGGAAAGTATGCAGTTAGATAAAAATACTGCACAATTAATTTAAGGGTGCTTTAAGGCATCCTTTTTTATTTTAGATAGGATTTCATTAAATAGATAAAAAAATGCGTTATATTAAAAAAGACAATATGAAAATAACAATTCCATCCTCGCTTAAAGATATAAAATTATCGCAGTATATTGAGTACTTAGATCTGGTAGAAAAAACTTCGGATGAAGATAAAAAGAAAGGGTATTTAAAAACTAAGAAAGTACAATTATTTTGTAACCTAAATATTGAAGAGGTTTTAAATATTCAAACTACATCGTTAAATGCAATTTCAGAAATGATAGATGATGTATTGAATATGAAATCAGAAAGAGTAGAGAAAGTAAAATTAGGAGGAAAAACATTTGGATGGCTACCTAAGTTAGATGATATGAGTTGGGGGGAATTTCTGGATCTGAATAATAATATTTCAGAATGGAGAACAGTTTATATTGCAATGGGAGTTTTATATAGACCAATTACTTTTGAAAGGAAAGGAAAATATCTAGTAGAAGATTACAAAACAGACAAGTACCACGAATTAATAAAAGATATTCCAATGGATTGCGTAGTCGGAGCAATGGTTTTTTTTTGGAATTTAGGGATGGACTTGGCGATATCTACGGCGAAGTATTTGGAGGAGGAAGTAACGAAGATGGAGTTTCAGAAACAACTAACTTTAGTCGAGAGTGGGGTTGGTTTGCATCTCTTGATGAACTCTCTAACGGAGATGCTACAAGATATGAAGAAGTAACTAAATTAAATATGCACCTTTGTTTAAAAATAATGTGCTATAAAATAGCAAAGGCAAAAAATGAAAATGATTTAATTAAAAAACAAATGAAAAAAAATGGCAGATAATTTAAGAGGAGTTGAAGCAGTATATAGAATTATAAGATCTTTGGAAACAGAACTTATAAGCAATCTTTTTTGTAACAAAGTTACTATGGGTACATTGACAGAAGTTGATCTTGCTAAGAATACTATATTTCCTTTGTCACATATATCTTTGGATACTGTGAGCCATAAAGAAAATACTCTAGCATTCCAGATTACGATATACAATTTAGATATTGTAAATGTATCGAAAGAAGTTAATGAGGATATTTTTGGAAATGACAATTTAGTTTACATTTGGACTAATCAACTTTATGTTATAAACAGATTAGTTGGAAGAATAAAGCAACAAACTATTTATTCAGATGGATGGGAATTAAGTGGAGAACCTCAATCAGATTTTATAAATAAAGAGATGGAAAATATGCTAGCTGGATTTCAAACTACTTTGACAATTATAGTACCAAATGATATAAATCTTTGCTAATGAAATACGACAATACCATAAATGCTATGAATATCTTTGGTGCTAATGTAGTAGCAGATGCAAAAGCAAATTTAGTAAATGAGCAAAAGGTATCGAGTGGGGAATTATTAAATTCTATAAAAAGCAATGGGGTTGTATTTGGGCCAAATAGTTTGACATTAAATATTGTGATGAAAGACTATGGAGGTTTTATTGATCAAGGGGTATCCGGAGTAAAAACAAAATACAATACTCCATTTTCTTATACTGATAAAATGCCACCGCCATCTGCTCTGGATAAATGGATAGTTAGGAAAGGACTAGCACCTAGAGACAAAGGAAAGTTTACCGGAAGAACAATTAATGCAGTAGGGTTTCAAAAGTCCATTCAGTTTTTAATTGCTAGAAAAATTTATTTTAATGGTATAAAACCTACTCATTTTATGAAAGATGCAGTTGATAAAAATATGGCAAAGATGCCGGAACAAATAAAAGAAGCGTTTGCACTTGATCTAGATGCAACTGTAAATTTAATAATAAAATCAAACTTTAAAAGATGATAGTAATTAGTGCAAGAAGTCCGTATCAAATAGTTATAAATATAGCAAACCAAACAAGTACAAGGATAGAATTATTTATTTATAATAAGGGAACTTCAATTCCTACAATTCCAACTTATACTTTATCAGAACCAATTGCAAGCGTAACTCAAAGAGAAACTAATTACAATATATCTAGTTTTTTATTAGAGTATATGAACCCAATTTCTATGGGAAGTGGAGGTGCAGTTGCTTCAAATACTGATTGGTGTTTATGTAGAGTAAAAACATATGCTACAGTGGCTGGTACGGAAAGCTTACAAACCACTACTGACTATGTAGCAGTAAATTCTTATACAGAAGTTATAGATGGTTACAATGCTGATAATTTTTCAGACGATGGAAATTGGGCATTTTTAGGAAACAATCCAAACATTAGATTAAAATACAATGTAAGAATACCATATTATAATTTTATAGGAACAAGAGCAAGTGGAATTACTTATTCTGCAAAATACTATAATGCATCTGGTAGTTTAATTTCAACAACAAATTTTATCACATCTGGATCTACTGAAATTATAAATTACAAAGTACCATTAGCAGTTACAAATTCAGTTAGATGCGATATTGAAAGAACTGGAGATGAAGTAATAAAATCAATTTTTTGTGAACCATTAGAAGAATGTAAATATCAACCAGTAGATTGTACTTTTGTAAACAAATATGGAGGATGGCAATTATTTACTTTTTTTAAAGCAAACACATTTTCGATAAGCACAAAAGGTAGTGAGTACAATTTAATGCAAGCTAACATAAACTATGATTATTTAAGAGGTCAAAGAAAGACTTTTAATATAAACGGAACTCAATCAATAAAATTAAATACTGGTTTCGTAGATGAAAACTATGGAGAATTAATTAAACAATTAATGTTGTCAGAAACTATTTTATTAAATGATTTACCAGTTAATGTAAAGACTAAAAGTTTAACTTATAAAACACATTTGAAAGATAAAAATATAAATTACGAAATTGAGTTTGAGTATGCTAATAATTTAATAAACGATATTGTATGATAGCGGTACAAATATTTATTAAAAAGAATACTCTAGTAAAAACTGGAACAGTTACTACTGCAAATACAACTCCATTTCTAACAATTACAGATAGTTCTGGAGGATATACTACTAATCAATATTTAGGTCATTATATAAAAATAATTAATGGACTTGGAATAGGATCTATTGCTTATATTTCTTCAAATACAAGTACTGTATTAACTTTACAGACTGGTATTAAAGTAGATACCACAACCAAATTTGAAATTTATAGAACTGATTTTCAAAAATTAGATTTATATAAAGCAGAAAAAATTAGTGTTACTTCGCAAATTGCATCTATAAATGATATCGGAAAGGTATTTACTGATTTTACTCAATCTTTTACAATTCCAGCTTCAGATACTAATAACCAAATTTTATCACATTGGTACGAAAGTTCTGTTGATAATGGTTTTGATCATCGAGTGAGATACGAAGGTTACATAGAAATAAATACACAAAGATTTAAAGATGGAAATTTCCAGATTGAAAAAGCAAGTAAAAAGAATGGATTTATAGAAAGTTATACTTTAACTTTTTATGGTAACCTTACTCAAATTAAAGATATAATTCAAGATGACAAATTAATTAGCTTAGATTTTTTAAGTTTTAATCACCCTTGGAATGAAACTCAAGTGCAAAATAGAATAGAAAGTGCTAGTGTATCTGGAGATATTAAATACCCTTTAATTGGAAGTAAAAGAAAGTTTTACTATAAAGATACTACACACGCTTCTGAAGATATAACAACAACTGCTGGTGCTATAAATTGGAACGAATTATTTCCAGCTATATTAATTTCAAATATATTTTTACAGATTAAGGCAAAATATGGAATTGAATTTACTGGATCATTTATAAATGAGGACCAATACAAAAAATTGTATTTATATTTAAAGCCAACTACTGAATTAACTTTTTTATCAGAACCAAAAAGAATAACTTTTGCTGGTATAACTGGTAGTGGAGGTTCTTCTGTTGATTTAAATACTGGAGTATTTTTTACAGATTATAGAACAGTTGGAGTTATATCTGAAGTTCTTACTATGAATATAATACCTCAAACTGGATATGAAACAATAAGTTATACAATTGTAGTTTATAGAAATAATGCAGTATATAAAACTTATACTAATTTAATTGGAACACAAACAGTAAATGTAGATGATACTAAGTATACTGACTACTTTCCATCTTATTTATCATATTATGTGACTATTCAAGCAAATGCTGAATTTAAATATTCTGGAGGATACAATGGAAAATTTTATCCTTATTATGCACCACCGGGAACAGTAGCAAATGGTGGAGCTTATGTTGCATATGGAACTACTGTGCCAGCAAATATTCAGATTGGAAATTATATGCCAGATATGAAAATTTATGATTTCTTAAATGGTATAGTAAAAGCTTTTAATTTAATGATCGTTCCAAAAGGAAATAATATTTTTGAATTAATGCATTTGGAATTATACTATAATGCTGGAAAAATAACAGATATTACTCCATACGTATATGCTAATGAAATGGAGATTGAAAGACCAAAATTATATAAGTCAATTAATTTAACTTACGAAACTAGTCCCAATATAATTAATACTTTTTTTAAGGGTTTCTATGGAACTGAATATGGTAACTTAATATATAAACCAGTATCATCAAATGAAAATGCATCATATGATATTAAATTACCTTTTGAAAATATTATTTTTGAAAGAACTAGCGGAACTATATTTGAAACTGCGACTTTAATTGACAAGGATCAAAAACCTTATTTACCAAAACCAATGTTAATTTATTGCAATGGAATATCAAGTACTCCATTAAGCGGTGCAGATAGAATTCAATTAAAGAAAATATCTGGATATAATTTATTAGTTAATTATAATAGATTTTCAAATGAATATGATAGTTTACCAACAGATACTACAAGAAAAGGTTTAATGACTATGAACTTTGGAAACGAACAATCGCCTTGGTATAGTGTTTTAGCACCACAAGGATTGTATTATAGACATTATAGAAATTATATAGAAAATCTTTATAATATAAAAACTAGAATTGTAAAAGTGAAAGCATTATTTCCGCCAAGTATTATGACTTCAAATGTTGTAAAAGGAGTTCGTGAAAAAGCTGGTATTGCTTTAAATGATAGATTAATAATCAGAAATAAAAGATATATTATTAACAATATGACAATTGATTTAACTAGTGGAGAAGCTAATTTAGAATTAATTACAGATTATAGAGGACCAGATGCTTCTCAATCGGTTGGATATAAATTTGCTGATTATACAGATCTAGTGCTTGATAATACAGATGTAACTATTGAAACAAATATTTATTTAAATGATTATGATAGTGTTACACTTTTTGATAATTTAAGTTTTATTACTTATCCTAGTCCACTTCAATATACTGAATTTGGTGGGATTTTATTTTTTGATGTACCAGCAAATGCAACTGGGTTTGATAGAAATGATTTTGTTGGATTAGATTTTGTAAAAGATGGAGTAACAACAAGAGAGTATATATATGTAAATCAATTATTATAATGATAGAAAGTATAATTGAGTGTCTTAAATTAGATTTAAAGCACAATAGCGAGTACATCGCAATAGCAAAAGGTAAAAAGAAATTACCTACAACTTTTAAAGAAGCATTACAACCCCTTAGAAAAATGATATGGCAAACGAAATTATAGTTCCGGTAAAAGTAGAAACGAAAGATGCAATTTCCAGTATTGATAATCTAGGAAAATCATTCAGTAATTTAGATAAATCGGTTTCAAATACAAAAGAAAAACAAACTGATTATGCGAAACAAATTTTGCATAGTTCTGAATTATCTCAAAAATTAAGTCAAGCAACTGGAGGATTATCAGATGCTTTTGTCGGTGCAGTAAAAGGTATTGATCTAACTAATCTTTCTTTAAAAGGAATGAAGACTGCAATAGCTTCTACTGGAGTAGGTTTGCTAGTTATAGGATTGGGAGAATTGATTACAATATTAGCAGAATTTTTTAGTTCTGAAAAGAAATCAGAAAGAGCAGTAAATGATTTAACTAGTGCATTGGATAGTCAAGCAGAAGCATTTGATGAAATATCTGCTAGTGCTAAATTTGCTAATGATCTTACTATGAAATTTGCAAAGGCAAATGGTGCTAGTAAAGATGAATTGAAAAAAACTAACGATGCGTATTTAGCATCTGAGAAAAAAAGAATTGAGGAGGAACTAAGATTGCTTGAAATGGAACATTTAGCAGTTTTACAAAATGACGATTTAAATGATGAAGATCGGGAAAAATCTCTTCAAAAAGTAAATGCTAATATTAAAAAACTTCAAGCTTTAAAAACTAAAAATGTACAAGATAGTTTAACTGCGGATGCTGATTTTTATGCAGAGCAAAAACAGATTGAGAAAGATGCCACTGACAAAGCAAATGACAAAGCAAAAGCAGATGCAGAAAAAGCTAAAGCAGATTTATTACAACAAAAGAATGCATTAAAATCTCTGGAACAAAAGTATCAAGACGACATAGAAAATATGCAAGATACTACTGCTCAAAGTAAACTTGATAGACAAAAGGAAAGAGCATTAGAAGAATTAGATAAAATTAAATTATCAGAGAAAGAAAAACTTGATGCGATTAGATTAATTAATGAAGATTTTAAATTAAAGCAAGAAGCATTAGACAAAGCACAAAATGATAAACTTTTGGGAATGGCAAATAAATTTGCTAAAGACAAAGAAGATTTATTAGCTAAGACAGATGAAGATAAATTAAATCTAAAAATAAAAAGAGACACATTAGCATTAGAAACTGAACTTGCTACAATAGTTGGAGATGATGCTAAGAAAAATGAATTAAGACGTCAATTAGATGAAAACAACGATGTTCTGGTAAAAGAGTTAGCACAGAAAAGATTAGATGAAAAGAACACGCTAAAACAAGAACAATTAATAAAAGATAGTGAGGATGAGAAATTAACTTTTGAAGCTAGGTTACTTGCATTACAAGAGCAAGATCGATTGATTGATGAGAATACTGCATTAACTGCTCAGCAAAGATTAGATGCACACCAAAAAAACAAAGAAGCTACTGACAAAATAAATAAAGATGAAGTTGCTTCTGAAAAAGCAAAACAAGAAGCTAAAAAACAACTTGCAATGCTAGGAGTAGATATTCTAAAAACAGCAACTAGTTTATTATTTGGAGAGGGAAAGAAAGCACAAGATATTCAAAAAGCATTAACATTAACTCAAATTGGTATTGATACTGCTAGTGCATTTTCTAAATTAATGGCTGGATCTGAAGCATCTGCAGTTGCTACTGGACCGGGTTATGCATTTGCTAAACCAATATTCTATGCAAGTGGAGTTCTGCAAATTTTAGCAAACGTAGCTAAGGCAAAACAAGCATTATCTAGTGCTGATAGTGGAGGTGGCTCTGTAAGTTCTGGAGGAGGAGGAGGAGCAAGTGCTAGTGCTGGTGCAATTACACCTCCACCATCTCCAACTTTTAATGTAGTCGGACCGAGTGGGGCAAATCAAATTGCTCAAAGCATTGCTGGTCAAGATCAACAACCCTTAAAAGCTTACGTAGTCGGAGGGGATGTTACTACTCAGCAAAGTTTGAATAGAAATATTGTATCTAATGCATCAATAGGATAAAAAACAAAAATCTAATTTTAATACGTTATAATAATATGAAAGTAATTGAACTAATAATTGATGAAACAATGGAATTAAGCGGGATTGATGCAATATCGATTGTGGAAAGTCCAGCTATTGAGGAGAACTGGGTTGCTTTAAATAAGCAAGAACCTAGAGAATATAAGTTTGCAGAAGTAAGCAAAGAAAAAAAAATTATTATGGGTGCTTTGCTAGTTCCGGATAAACATATTTATAGAAGAGATGAAGAGAATGGAGAATATATGATCTATTTTTCAAAAGATACTATTCGCCAATGTATGGAAATGTTTTTTAAAAATGGAAATCAATCAAACGCTACATTTGAACACTTAGAAAGCATTACTGGACTGACAATGGTAGAAAGCTGGATAGTTGAAGATACAGAGAAAGACAAAAGCAAACTATATGAATTAAATGTTCCGGTAGGTACTTGGATGGGTACTATAAAAGTTGACAATGAAAATATCTGGAATGACTTTATAAAAACTGGATTGGTAAAAGGTTTCTCCATTGAGGGTTACTTTGCTGATAAAGCTAAAACTCCACTTTCAAAAGTTGATGAAGTAGAAGATGAAATTATAGCTGGATTGGAATTGCTAGAAATTAAATCTTTATTTGATAATTATGGTAACTAAGTCAAACCATTGGAAAACTCCTAGTAGATCTAGCCCAAAAGGAGGGCAAAGAGGTTGTGTCTGTGAAGATAATACTTACAATAAAAAATGTTGCGATGGTTCTATAATTGCACAAGGTATTGGTAGGATACAAAGAATACCTAGTACAGAAACTTATTACATATTACTAGAAAATGGTAGCAATTTGCTACAAGAAAATAACTCAAAAATATTACAAGAAAATGGATAAGTCAATTTCAGCATTAACAGAAGCAACGGATATTAGAGATGCAAACGTATTACCAATTGTAAATTTTGATGATACAAAAAAAGTAACAATAAGCACTTTAAAAACAAATATAAGAAGTGGTTTGGCTTTAAGTACTTATGTAGATAGTCAAGATGCATTAAAAGTAGACAAAGTTGTAGGTAAAGGTTTAAGTACTGAAGATTATACTACAACTGAAAAATCAAAATTAAGTGGAATACAAACTGGTGCAGAAGTAAATGTAAATGCAGATTGGAATGCAGTAAGTGGAGATGCACAAATATTAAATAAACCTACAATACCAAGTTCAGCTTCTTTTATTCCTTATACTGGTGCTACCGGAAATATTGATCTGGGAGAATATCAAATTAAAGTAGGACAAATTGAATTAGATCAAACACCAACGGGAACTGCTGGAGTAGGAATAACACGTTGGAATTCTACATTAGGTTCAACTGAAACAACTTTATTAGGAGGAAATACTATTTTAAAAAATGGAGTTGATCTAGTAGTTAGAGTAGTAAATAAAACTGGAGTTGCGTTAACAAAAGCTAGTTATCAAGCAGTTAGAATTTCTGGTGCTCAAGGTAGTAGATTAGCAGTTGCATTAGGACAAGCAAATAGTGATGCTACAAGTGCTGATACTATCGGAATAGCTTGTGAAAATATCTCAAATAACCAAGAGGGTTTTATAATGAATGTAGGTCAATTAAGTGGAGTGAATACTACTGGAAGCTTACAAGGAGAAACGTGGCTAGATGGCGATGTATTATATTTAAGTCCTACAACTGCTGGTAGAATAACAAATATAAAACCTACTGGAATAACTGGGCATATTATTGTTATAGGATATGTAGAATATTCTCACGCAATAAATGGAGCAATCTATGTTAAGACTATGAATGGTTGGGAACTAGATGAACTGCATAATGTTTATATAAATACTCCACTAGATAACCAAGCCTTAGTTTATGATAGTGCAAATAGTGTATGGAGAAATGAAACAGTTTTAAATACCGATGTAAACGAAAGAAATAATGGATATACTATAAGCCACGAGTTTATGAATATTATTACTAATGGTAGTTTTATTCCAACTGCAATTGGTGCTGGTACTCTTTTAGCAGTTACTTCAACTATTGATGCAGACCACGTAGGAGTAGCAACAATAAATTCATCTGCAACTTTAAATAGTGGTTTTTATATAAGTACAGTTGCAAGTGCTGGTTTTGCATATCTTGCAAAATTATACACTGGTTTACAAACAGATTGTATTTTTAAATTAGCACCAACAGTTGATAGTGTCAGTCCAATTAGATTTGGTTTTACAACTGGTTCAATTACGTTTGCTGATTTTACTTCTGGAACATATTTTGAAATTACAAATGGTACATCAGCAGTAGGTAAAAATACAAATGCATCAGTAAGTAGTTCCACTTCTAGTTATGCAATGACAGTTGACGTATGGTATCATTTTAGAGTAAAAGTAGTTTCTCTATCTTCAATTAGATATGAAATTTATACAATGAATGGTACGCAAGTATTTTCGCAATCATTAACAACAAATATTCCTACAAATACACTTTTAAACTGTATGTTTATAAATACTCACGGAACAACTTCTGCAATTGCAATGTCTAGTATAGATTATATTGGAGTAACATTTCCGCCAATGGTTCGTGGTGCTTTAACTTAAAATAAATAAATATGAAAATTTTAATCAAATACAGAATGCTTTTTGAAGATGGAAGTTATATAGAAACACTAAACTTAAAAGAAGCTAAAAAACATAAAAACTACGAAGTAATTGAGTACGAAGTAGAAGATGAAGGTTATGAAAATGCAAAATTAATTCAAACTAACGTTATATTATAAATCAGAGTTATGAACACAGAAAAAAGAATTTTTGCTTTATTAAATAAAGTAGAAGAAATTAAAAAATCCAGATCTGAAAAATTATCTAAGATTGAAAATGGAATTAAAAAAAATACAATTTTTAATGCTAAATTAGAAAAATTTAAAAAATCTAAAAAAGCAATCGTTTCTAAAACTCCTAAAATTAAATTAGGGAAAGTTGATGAATTAAATTATGATTACACTAGTGTAGAAGATGAACTTTCTAGACTATCATATTTTGTAGATGAATTTTTCGACGAGCAATTTGAAATAGCAAGAACTGCTTTTATGACTTTAAATGATGTTTTTAGAAATAATTCTGAAAGTTTTTATACATCGGATGATTATGCAGAAGATAAAATGAAGTTAGAAGAAATTTATACTCTAGCGGAAGAATTAGGAGTGGATGTTACAGAAGTTTATCCAGATTGGCAAAATCATATTGAAGCAATTGAAAGTTTTGCTAACTATGAGGAAATGTTTGCTGAGAAAGAAAGAGAATTTGATAATTATTTTCAATAATTGAATAATTAATAAATAAATAAATAAACAAATGAAAAACACAGAAATTTTAAATCGCATAAATGCGTTACTAAACAGAAATGTTAAGTTAGAACAACAAACTCTAGAAAATGGAACAGTTGTAGAAGCTGATAGTTTTGCAGTAGGACAACCTATTTTTGCTATTGATGGAGAAAACAAAGAACCATTAGGAGTTGGAGAATATATTATGGCAGATGGATCTGTTTTATATGTTACTGAAATTGGAGTAATTGGAGAAATTGCATCACCATCTACTGAAACTGCCGAAGGAGAAGTAGAAGCTGGAAAAAAGAAAGAAGTTGCAATGGCTGAAGTACCAGCTACATTAGAAGAAATTCTTACTGCAGTAGTAGATGCTATTCAACCTAAATTAGATGATCTTCAAGCTAAAATTGATGCCTTAACTGGTACTCAAACTGCTATGAAAGAAACTCTATCCAAAACTTCAGTTTCTAAACCATTAACTCACAAACCAAGTGTTGCAAAAAATGCATCTGTTGAGTTAAAATCAAATGATGTACAAGCAAGAATTTTTGCTCAATTATCTTTAAATAACTAATAATGGCAATTACTTTAAACGGAACTGTAAACGCTCTACCTCCAGATAGATTACCAGCTGGATATACTGCACCTACTGTTACATTAGTTTCAGATTTTCATTACAGATATGATGTAGTTGTGCCTTTGGTATTTTCTACAACTGCAACTTCTACTGCAAGTGCAACAATGACTGCAATTGTAACTGCTACAAATACTGCGGTTAGTTCTATTTTATCTGCTGATTTTTTAAGTAGTGCAACTGTTACTGCTCACGCAGTTATAAATGAACTTACTACTAATTTGGCTTTGCCTACACCTACAAGTACAACGTATTTATTGAGTGGAACAACACCATCTTATCTAGTATCGGTTTCAATATTCGTAAAAGCTTTATAATAAAAATAATAATTAAAAAAATAAAAAAATGGCAAATTCAATTTCAAATCAAGTAGTTCGTGAAAGAAGAGCAACTACTACATTAACAACATCAACAACAATTTCAGAAGGCAATAGTACTAAAGATTATTCTATTGCTACAGATGCATTAGTAATTACTTTACCAACTATTTCTGCTGACAATTTAGGAATGGAATTCACTTTCCGTAACACTGGTGCAGATGCTAATAACATCATTACTTTATCTCCAGCTTCAACAGATGCTTTTATTGGTGGTTTCCCTTTTGTAACTGGTTCTACTGCTTCTATGAATAGAGCAAGTGGTACAGTAAACAAAGATTGGATCAATACTAAAGCTACTTCTAAAAAAGGAGATTACGTAGTTATCAAAGCGGTAGCAGTTGGTGCTTGGTATATTCAAGGTGGACAAGGTGTATGGGCTTCTGAGGCATAATTTATAAATAAATAAAAATAAAATAAAATGAGAAATACAAAATTAAGTACAGTAAATCAAATTACTACAACGTATGCTGGAGAGTTCGCTGGTAACTACATAAACGCTGCAATTTTATCTGCAAATACACTTGCTAGTGGTGGTGCAACAATTAGACCAAATGTAAAATTTAAAGAAGTTGTAAAAACAGTAACTTCATCTGGTATCATTCAAGATGCTACTTGTGATTTTGATGATAGTGGAATTGTAACACTATCTGAGAAAGTGTTAACAGTATCTGAAAAACAAGTTAACTTACAATTATGTAAAACTCCGTTTCAATCTGATTGGGATGCAGTACAAATGGGTTACTCTGCGTTTGATGTTATGCCATCTACATTTTCTGATTTCTTTATTGGAAAAATATTAAAAGATGTTGCATTAAATACTGAAAACTTTTTATGGAATACTACTAATGGTTTTACTAAATTATTAGTTGATGATGGTGCATCAAAAGTTTCATCTACTACTATTGATAGCACAAATGTTATTGCTCAAATGAGATTAGTTGTAGCACAATGTCCACAAGCAATTTATGGAACAGAAGGATTAAAACTTTATGTATCTCAAAAAGTTGCTAAAAATTATGTTGCAGCATTAGGTGGTTATGCTACTAACATTGGTGCAAATGGTTTAAATGCACAAGGTACACAATGGTATACTGCTGGTGGTGCATTATCATTTGATGGAATTCCTTTATTTATTGCTAATGGATTGAATTCAGTTGATAGTGGAAATTCAATGGTATTAACTACAACTGAAAATTTATTCTTTGGTACTGGTTTATTAGATGACCAAAATCTTGTTAAATTGATCGACATGCAAGACATCGACGGATCGAAAAATGTTAGATTTATTATGAGATGGACACAAGGCTTACAAGTAGGTTTCGGTGCTGACTCTGTAGTTTATTCTTCATTGTAATATTAGAGGGGCTGTAAAAAGCCCTTTTAAATAACTAATTTTAAAAATATATATATGGCTTGTTTATTAACAACTGGGCGTAAATTAGCTTGTAAAGATGCCGTTGGAGGTATTAAAGCAATCTACTTTGCTGACTACGGAACTTTGGGTACTGCAACAATCGGTGCTACTGGATATGTAACTGCATTTGCAAGTTCTACATACAATTTATATCAATATGATGTAAAATCTGCTTCTGGATTGGAGCAAACTATTACTTCAAGTGATGATAATGGAACTACTTTTTATGATCAATCGTTAACAGTGATCTTGACTAAGCTTGATCCATTAACTCAAGTTGAATTACAAAAATTAATTGCTACAAGACCTCACGTATTTATACAAGATAATAATGGGAATTATTTATCAGTAGGAATGACAAGAGGAACTACTACAAATGGTACAATAAGTACTGGAGTGGCGCTTGGCGATTTAAATGGTTACACATTAACCATAACTGCACAAGAACCTTTGATGGCGCAATTTGTTACTGCATCTCTGGTTACTGCAAGAATAGCTGGTGGGGCTACGCCTACGCAAATTACACCAGCATAATTTTACACTTTAGGCGAGTGATTGGATTGGGAGTTCTCGGTCGGAAATGGTAGTATTAATTTGCTACCATTTTTTTTTATACAAAATTTAAAAATTATTGCGTTATATTAATATGATAATACTTACTACAGATACTGACCAATTATTTGCGACTATACCTACAAGGCAAGTTGATGAATATGCTAATGATAGATATATGAAATTCACAAATGAAACTACAAAAGAAGTTTCGATTAAAGAAGTGATTAATTTTTTATCTTATGGGGATGTATTTATTATTGGTACAGACAATTTTGATTTTTTATCAGAAAATATATTTTATGAATTAGAAGTTTATTTTGGAAATACTTTTGAAGTAATTTATAGAGATAGAGTATTTTGCACAAATCAAGAAACAAACGAATTTACAATAAATGAAAATCAATACACTTTGCCTAACATAGATAATAATTCATACATTACAATATGAGAAATAAAAAAATAATTCAAAAAGTTGAAAATAAAAATTCTGGTATTGGAGTAGTATCACTTGCAACATATACTTCGCCTAAAATTGTAGAATTAAAAAACCAAGAATATATTGAATACGGAGAGGACAATAATTACTTTGGATATTTACAAGATAGAATAAATGGAAGTCCTACAAATAATGCTATTGTAAATGGTATCTCGCAAATGATCTTTGGAAAAGGACTTGATGCTACGGATAGTTTATTAAAGCCAGAAGATTATTCACAAGCAATGTTATTATTTGATGATGATACGGTAGAAAGATTGTGCTATGATTTAAAAGCTATGGGACAATGTGCTTTGCAAGTTGTTTATTCAATAGATAGATCCAGAATTATTGAGTGCAATCATTTTCCTATTGAAACTTTAAGAAGTGGTAAATGCAATGAAGATGGCGATGTACAATTCTATTATTATGCAGAAGATTGGACAAAAGTAAATAGACAAAATAAACCTCAGCCAATACCAGCTTTTGGTACTACAAATGGTGGAGAAGATGAAATATTATATATAAAACCTTACAAAACTGGTTTTTATTACTATAGTCCGGTAGATTATCAAGGAGGGTTGCAATATTGTGAATTAGAAGAGGAAATCTCAAACTACCATTTAAATAACATAATGAATGGACTTGCTCCTAGTATGTTAATTAACTTTAACAATGGTACACCTACCGAAGATGAGCAAAGAGAAGTAGAAAGAAGTATACAAGCAAAATTTAGTGGTACTTCTAATGCTGGAAGATTTATACTATCGTTTAATGATAGTAATAATTACGGAGCAACTATAACTCCGGTTCAATTATCAGATGCTCATAACCAATACCAATTTTTATCAGATGAAAGTATGCGAAAAATTATGGTTTCGCATCGAGTAATTTCGCCTATGCTTTTAGGAATTAAAGACAATACTGGTTTTGGAAATAATGCAGAAGAATTAAAAACTGCTACAATTTTAATGGATAACACAGTTATCAGACCTTTTCAAAATTTAATTATAAAAAATTTCAATGAAGTTTTAGCTTATAATAATATTTCTTTGGATTTATATTTTAAAACTCTTCAACCTCTAGAGTTTAATGATTTATCAAATGCTACTAGTTCTGCTCAGATAGAACAAGAAACTGGACAAAAAGTATTAAGTTCAAATATACCTCAATTAGATACTGATCTTGCTAAAGACATTTTAATGAATTTAAAAGGAGAAAAACTTTATTCAGATGAATGGATGCTAATTGATGTGTGTGAAGCAAATGAAAATGATAAACAATTAAATTACGAATTAAATAAAATAAATTTAGCTAGTGTAATACCAAGTACAGATGAAGAAAAAAGCGTACAAGATAGTGCATTATTTAAAATTAGATATTCTTACGTAGGTAGTAGTTCTCCAGAAAGAGAATTCTGCCAAAAAATGATGAGTGCTGGATTACTTTATAGATATGAAGATCTAGACAAAGATAGTGGTTACAATTCGCAATTTGCACCAAGTGGATCATCACAATACAATTTATTTTTATACAAAGGTGGAGTAAATTGCAAACATTGGTGGATGAGAAAAATATATTGGAAATTAACTGGAGAAGCAATATCAGTTAATGAAGCAAGAAGAAGAATTAGGGAACTAATTCCTAATATGAGAAAAGAATTTGAATTTCCGGTTAACGAGAAAGAGGTAGCACAGATTGCAGAAAGTGATAACAATTACTGGAGTTTACAACCTAATTATAGAAAATAATGGCAACAGTATTATTTATTACACCGAATGATTTAAAACAAAATACGATCCTAAATGGAAACGTAGATACTGATTTGTTTATTCAATTTATTAAAATTGCTCAACAAATGCACGTACAAAATTATTTAGGTACAAAACTTTACGAAGCAATTACTACAAAAATATCTAGTTCTACTTTAACTGGGGATTATTTAGATTTGACAACAGATTACATACAACCTATGTTGATCCATTTTGCTATGGTAGACTATTTGCCTTTTGCTAATTATCAGATTAGAAACGGAGGAGTTTTTAAACATAGAACAGAGAATTCAGAAAGTACTACAAAAGAAGAATTAGACATATTAGTTCAAAAACATAGAACATTTGCTGATTTCTATGCTAAAAGATTTGTTGATTATATGGGAATATTTGCAAGTCAAAAATTTCCGGAGTACTGGTTAAACAGAGATGATGATATGTACCCAGATAGAAAACCAAACCCAGTTGGATGGGTTCTATAAATTTTAAATATGGAAAAAAAGATTTCAGAAATTGAAAAGAAAATATATCAAATTAAAAATTCAAATATTCAAAAAATGAATGAGTATTTAAAAAAACAAAAGGATGACACAAGAACAAGTTAAAGTATATGCGGTTAATGGTACTATTTTTGGTTTGTCGTTCACTAATCTGGAAAGTAGTATGCGGGCGTTTCTATTATTACTTTCAATTATTTATACTAGTATAATGATTTATAAACTTTTAAATAAAAAAGATAATGCAAATAAGTAAACATTTAAGTTTTGAAGAATGTACACATTCTGAAACTGCTGATAAATTAGGAATTAGAAACAATAACCCTAACTTGCATCAGATAGATAATATGAAATTATTAGCTGAGATGGTATTTGAACCTATTAGGGATCATTTTAAAGAACCAATTAAAGTTTCTAGTGTATATAGATCTCTTGCATTAAATCAAGCTTTAAAAGGCAGTATTACAAGTCAGCATTGTGCTGGTCAAGCAATGGATATTGATAGCACTACTCCAAGCAATAAGGAAATATTTGACTATATAAAAAAGAATTTAAAATTCGACCAATTAATATGGGAGTTTGGTAACTCTAAAAATCCAGATTGGGTACACGTTTCTTACGCAGATGGTAAAAATAGAAATCAAGTTTTAAAAGCAGTAAAAATTAACGGAAAAACACATTATGAAAATTTTTAATAGAAATATAGATATGGCTGATTTAAATAGAATACCAGATCCAATAAAAGATGCTTTGGATAGTTCTGCACAAAAGTATGCAGAAAGTACTTCAACTACAAATGCTGGATTTTTTCTTAGATTGATTTGTAAGTTTATAAAACCAAGTACTATAATTAAAATGTTTGCCCATAAATTAAGCAAATAATGGCAAGCAAATATGATTTTCTGAAGTACGAGATCATTAAACATTTTGATAATAATATACCATTAACAAAAATTGCAAGGATTGTATCTCCATACTCAGATGAAAAGGAGATTGAAAAATTAAGAAAACATATTAGTTTATTAAAGGCAAAAAATATAAAAATAGATCAATTAGAACCCTATTTGTCTGGTAACAAAGATAATGTTTTAATAATTGGAGATATACACGCACCTTTTAATTTAGAAAGTTATTTATCATTTTGTCGTATTCAACAAGAAAAATTTAATTGTGGTACAGTTATTTTTATTGGAGATTTAATTGACAATCATTATTCCAGTTATCACGAAACTGATCCAGATGGCTTAAGTGCTGGGGATGAATTAGACTGGGCAATAATAGAAATACAAAAATATTATAAAGTATTTCCGGAGGCTAGTGTAATAATTGGAAATCACGATAGATTAGTTTACAGAAAAGCTTTTACTTCTGGAGTTTCTAGAAGATGGATAAAAGAATACAAAGAAGTATTGGGAACTCCTAATTGGAATTTTGTAGAAAATATCGAAATATTTGATGTTAACATTAATCACGGAGAGGGAGGAACTGCGAGATCTAAAATGAAGAAAGAATTACAAAGTCAAATACAAGGACATTTGCATTCGGATCTTTACGTAGAATATATAGTTGGAAAGAATTTTAGAATTTTTGGAATGCAAGTTGGATGTGGAGTTGATTATAAAACCTATGCAATGGAGTATGGAAAAAACTTTAAAAAGCCAGCAATTGGATGTGGTGTTTTATTAAACAAAGGAACATTGCCAATAGTCATTCCAATGTTATTATAGTCGGTTGGTGTAAATGGGAATAAATACCATCTAGGGTAACAACTTAAATTAAATTTTAAGGGATAGAGGTTCGAACCCTCTACTGAATTATAATAATAAAATAAGGTTTTAAAAACCCTTTTAAACTAAGTAATTTTAATCGTAACAAAAGATCTTTGATTTTAAATGTATTTGTATGTTACGTAAAAAAATCGTGTCTTAAAAGGCAGATTTTGAGTTTTTAGAGCAAATTTGCTATATATATATAATAATACTAATATATAATATACTATACTAATATAATATAATAATATATATATATATAATATAATATACAAAATAAATTCAAAATAAAAAATAAAAAAAATGGCTTTTAAACCAGATCTAAAATTAAAAAGTCCTAAAAAAGTTAGTAGATCATCTCTGGTAAAAAAACTCGATACTG